CAGTATTTCCTAATGACCAAGCATTTATAGATGTTCCTTGACTTTTAATAACACCTTTTTCAAAATCACACTTAGCTAATAAAAATGGGTCATCAAAAACTTCTTCTTGTCTATCTTTATCATACTCTTTATAATAAATATTTGCACCAGTAATTCTTTTTCCTCTAGAACCAAATCCACCTGTAGAAAGTTCTCTTATTATTGTTTTTAAACCAAGTCGTTCACTTTGTAAAGATATACCATTTCTTTGACTATTAAATTCATAATAACCAGTTTCTTGATTTCTATCATAAACCCAACTATAATAAAATTTATAATTACCATTCCAAGTTCCTCTATTATCTGTAACTTGTCTTACACTATCTACTAATATATCTTGAATAGATTGTGAACTTGGGTTTGTTGCAAAATTTACTCTTATTACAAAATCAGGACATTGACCTATTATAGGATTACCTTCTATAACTCCAATTTTATTTAAGTCTATTATAACATCTCGCCAACCAAGTCCTTTATTTTCTGTTATATATCCCTGACCTAAAGAAAATATAAAATTTTCGTTACTAGAACTGTAATTGTCATCATCTGTAATTATAAAATCAACACTATCTGCATTTGTATCGTAAGGAAAAGAACATCTTACAACTATTAAATTTTCAGAAGTTTGCATGGTAGTATTAAAAAACCCATTAAACTCAGCTCTAAAAGAAGTATCGCTTGAAGATGCTGATACAGAAATATTATTTAAAATTTTTGAATCAGAACTATCAAGGGTGTCTGGAGCCAATCTATGAAATAATTGAATATTTTGTAACTCAATCATTTCATCTGCAGCAGTTCGCAATGTAATTCTATAAGTTGCAGTTACATCTAAATCAAGAAATGTTTGCTCTAAAAATCCAGTTTGATTATTATCAGAAGAAACTATTGTTACAGAATCTCCAATTGTTCCATCGTCATTTACTTTATGTATAGAAGGACTATAATCTGTATACTGCCAATTAACTTCATCCCAAGTATTAGCAGCGTATTGTAAAAACGCTCCATTATATCTAACAGTAAAATTATATGTATTACTATACTCTGAATCTTTTCCCCAATTACTATTATAAGTTCTAGGGTCAATAGAAATAAAAATATAATTTAACTCACTTGCACTAGTTCCACCTATTTGATAAACATTTGATAATCCGCTTTCAGAACCTGAATTTAAAAACTGAGCAGTGCTTGTGTTACTTCCTTGCAATTCACTTTCAGTATAAGATTTTCCATGAGTGTCAACAAAAACACTATCTACAGCATTACTAAAAGATTGTCCTACTATTCCATTTTTATTACTATAATCTAAAGAATTTGAAAATCGACTTGGATTTGGACCAGTAGAAGAAAAACCCCTTCCATCTGAAGTACCAAATGAATTTATTTGTAAATCTGTATTTTCTATAGCATCTATTTCTAGCCCTAAAAAACCTCTTGTTGGATTATTGCTAGCAGTTTCTATATTATCATTAAAAACAATTTTGCCATCTGTTGGTTTAATTACAGACGCATTTCCAGTAATAGTAGAAACTGTATTTTCTGTAGCAGTAAAATATTTTCTACGAACTTGTCCGTAAAACAAAGTTTTATTTAATGGTAAATAAGGACTATTTGTATTTAGGTTAAATGTGCCATCAGAATAACGAATATTACCGTCAAAAACAATTAAGCCAGGATTTAACGAGCCACCTGCACTAAAGTTTAAATCTAGTATTTCTTGCCAACTCCAAGCATTACTAGAATATTCTAATCTGTATAGTTTTCTTCTATTTGCAAATAATAAATATTCTGTAAATACATTACTATTGTCTGCATTAAAATCAGTTTTATACACATAAATATTTTTATTATTTAATGTGCCATGACTTCCACCTGTAGCAAGAACAGGATACAAGCTAGTATCTAAGGCACTATTGCTATACCCTGCTCTTAATACTCCTTTGTTTGTTGCAATAAGATTCTTAAGCATTGCGACTTGATTGTCCTCAATGTCTCTAGCATCAGCGTGAGTGTTTATTCCACCTTCAAATGCAACTATGTCATATGCTTTATTTCTAGCCATTTTTCTTTTTCATCGGAGGCGATAACTTGCCTTGACTTATTAACTTTCTACTAAACTGATCCATTCCATAAACCTTATCCCAATCTACTTCAAACTCATTTTCTCTAGCTTCTTCATAGCTAATTGGTTGAGATAAGTCATCTAGTGTTATAGGATTGTCATTTTTTTGAGTCATAATCTTTCCTTAAAAACGTCAAGTATTCTGAAGCAATAAGTGGATTAAATAGCGTAGTAATTAATCTATTATCATCATCATCATACCTTGGGTCTATAATTGTGACAGGACAATTAAATATGTTTTTATCATCTAAGCCTAACTTATCAGCATAACTATCGTGTATCTTAAATGATGCAACTTGTAATGCATGACTTATAAGTCCACTAGCTGGGTCTTTTAAAACTTGATAACCACTTACATGTGTATGACCACAAGTTAAGATATGGTCTTTCCAACCCATTTGTGCTGCTTTAGCTACACCATGTGCTGAATTCCACATACTATTTCCCTTAAAAGTGTGTCTAGCGTTTATACGAATTTCTTTACCATTAGGAAAACGTAGATTCATTCTAGCACCCCAACGCTCATATAAGCCCTTATGGTCACGCATTATAAATTCTTGGGGGTCACCATCACCTGACCAAACATCGTGGTTTCCAGCTACTAAATAGAGCCAATTAAGCTTATTTACAAAGTATTCACTAAGCTTCCAAGATTCTCTAGCAGATGTAGATTGCTGACCATACAATGTAGCAAGTCTACCTATCCAGTTGTTTTGTATATCGCCTAGGTTACCAGCAAACATTCCTCTTGTATCATTAATTATATCACTATAAGCAATAATTTGAGAAAGGTCAGTACCATCATCATCTACATGAGGGTCACCAAAATGTGCTATTCCTATTGGACCATCCATTTTAATATCTATATTAACAAGCTCTCTGCTGTCTTTTGCTACTTGCTTTTGCTTATATAGCTTTAACCTATGCTTAATTAAATCTTCTATTGGTATATCTTCTGGCTTAGGTTGTTCTACTACAAAAGGATTTTGTTCTAATACTGTTGGATTCAATGTTTTTCTGTTACAGCTAGTACAATACCATCTTTGTTTTTTATGATTAGCTTTATAATCAAATCCATCTTTACGAATCGACCTTGAACCGCAATGAGGACACCCAATTACATGACCATCAATATCCTTTACTATATGAGGAGTTGTGTTTTGATTTGGCATATTTATCCCTTTATATGTGTAGTGTTCTTCTAAACCAACCATAGTAATACTTCATCAACTTTTTATTCGCCATGCAAATTTTTGCATAATGCATTACTCTGAAAGCACGCAGTCTGTCTTTTTCTAAAGACTGAACTGCTTTGATTGTCTTTGGTCCAATACGACCATCAACTTTTAGCTTAGATAAACCCTTATGATTAACTGCTTCTTGAACTATTTTTACTGCTTTGAATTGTCCAAAGTTGACACACATGTCAAAATACATGTCCATCAATTGTTTTGGAAAATCAATAGCTCTTGAAGGGTCCCAGTACTTTTCTTTGTATATAGAGACTGCTTGTTTTAATGTAAGATTTTCTATATCTACATTAGGATTAGCTCGTTGACTAATTCCGTATTTAGTAGTCCCGCCTGGGTCAGAAGGATCTCTCGTCAGCTTATCGCCACCTTCTCTTTCAATGACTTTTGCAATTATACTTTGCATAACTCTCCTTATTAATTAATAATAGAGAGACTGCGATTCGAGGGGTCAAATCATTTTTAAGATAAACGAAATGGCTAGTGGGGTTAGGATAGAAATTACTATCCAATATGATTTTATTTGTATTTTAAATTTTTCATGTTCAGCTACTTTTCCATTTAGCTCAGCTAAATGATTTTCAATTTTATTTACACGATTAAAAATAGTTTTTAATCTTTCTTCGCTTCTCACAACAATTTCTAATATTTCATCTGAATTTTTCAAGGCTTACATCTTTCACATAACCAACCATCAGTGTTTTCTATAGGTTGACCACATTCTGCACAATAGTTTGGATTCATTTTCTTTTCCTTTTTTTCTTCCCCCAACTTAATGGATTTAAATTTAATTCTTCTTCGTACCATTTTAACTGTTCTTGCATCTTTGTTATTTTTACTTCTTCTTCTTCTATATGTTTTTCTACAAGCTCGGCAATGTCAGTATTAGCAAGTTCCATTCTTCGCTCAAGTTCTCCAATGCGATTCTCAATACGTATGTAGCCCAGCACAATAAAAGTAACTCCCACAATGATTTGCCCAAGCCACTTGATGTTAAGACTAATCCTATAATTATCGTCCAATTTAGTGACCCCATATGACCTGTACGTTTTTTCATCACTCATACTTTATACCCTGCAATAGACCATCCAGCATCACAACTTCCAAGAAATACTAACCCTCCAAGAACTATAAATAAAAATATTAAAATTGATATATAATCTTTTAAATCGTCATTCATGGCTTATAATATTTATAAAAGTCTTCAACGTTTTCTGTGTCCACTACTACAAAGATTGGACTAACGATATTATTGCCTGTACCACCCCCACCAATAATGGCGTATGCATATAAACCATCTTGATAAGGACTCTTAATTGTATCATTGTCAAACAAGTGTAAAAAACTTGTATCACTAAATACTGGTACAAATTCTGCATCTAATAATTCGTCAGTTTCTATTCTTCTATTATTGTTGTAGTCAGCAATATCACCTACATCAGAAGTTCTGTGTGCTTGACTAGGAAACTTACCCATGCCATGAAGTTCTACTTGTTGGTTATACCACATAGTAGAAGCTTTAGTGATTTTTTCTAAATTTGCTTTAGTTTGTTTAGCTTTAGCTCCTTCACCGATACGACTAAACGCAGGTGCAGCAGTTGTAGCTAATGTAGCCATTATAGCCATCGTAACAGCAAATTCAGCTAGACTATTTCCTTTATTTTTCGTCCAAAGCTTCATAGTCAGCTTTAATTAATTCCCAAGATTCTTTCTCAGCAGAAATTCTATCTACTTCTGATTGCAATGCTGAAATTTGTTCATCAACTTCTTCTTTTCTGTATTCAATTACCTGATCAGCTAATTTGCTTCCTGTTTTAGGATTATAAGCTTTTGTACTTATTTTAATTACTTCATAGCTGTCTTCAGG